ACTACCTTCTTCTGCAGGTAAATCTAAAATATCTTTGTATTCTTGTGAATCCATTATTTGTTTGCATTTTAGTCGATACATATGCGGATATCAAGTTTGTGAAAATCCTTCTGCTGCTCGTGTAACATCTTCTACAACATAAAATCTTTTTAACGCAACACTGAAGTCATTTAAAGCATATTCATCAATCATATGTGGTAATTCTATAACATCGCCACTCATTATTTTTCTGCCTAAAGTTTTTACACTGCTGGCAATATGTATTGTCAAAAATATTGTATCATTTTGTAAAAATAAGCCAAATTGACTTAAATCAAAATCAGTATCTTGAACATTATAATGACCTCTGAGTGTGTAAATATCGTTGTCATATTTTCTATCTCTGTTTTCTAGAAATAACAAGTCTTGAATGTTTGTTTCTGAAATTACATCGTATATAGGTTGTTCGATAGTTGCATCATCTGCTGATACATTCTTTGGACCGATATATTTGTGTATATTTAAATCTGTACCACCAACCGTGAATTGTTCATAGATAATACTATCTAAAAAGTCAAAGTCTTTGGATTTTTCCGGTCTATATAAACTTAATCTAGGCATATGTATATTTATCGTTACGATAAATACTAGTGGAGAACAATATGGCAGACTTGACTACTGAAAAACAAGAAATTTTTGATTACGTAAATGCATTCCTCGGCGGAGGCATGGTAGATGTTGAACTTGATCCAATACACTACGAAACAGCACTTGTAAAAAGTTTAAGTAAATTTAGACAAAGAAGTGAAAATAGTGTAGAAGAAAGTTATTTGGTAATTGCACTAAATCCAGATCAAAACGAATATACATTGCCAAATGAAGTTATCGAAGTTAGACAACTATTTAGACGCAATGTAGGTAGTAGATTAGGTGCTAGTGCTGATGGCGGCAGTTTGTTTGAACCATTTAACTTAGCTTACACAAATACATATTTGTTAGCAGGTAGCGGCATCGGTGGTCTAGCAACTTATGATTTCTTTGCACAACAACAAGAACTAGTAGGTCGTATGTTTGGTAGTTTTCTTGAATTTTATTGGAATACTAGTACAAAAAAATTAACTATATTACAACGTCCTAGAGCCGATGAAGAAATTTTAGCATATTGCTATAATCATAGACCTGACTTTGAACTATTCAAAGATTACAAAGCATATCAGTGGATTAAAGATTATACTTTAGCTAACTGCAAATATATGTTAGGTGAAGCACGTAGCAAATTTGCAACCATAGCTGGACCAGGAGGTGGCACTACACTGAATGGCGATACATTAAAAGCCGAAGCACAAGCCGAAATGGAAAAATTAGAAAAAGAACTAGATACAGCAGTTGCAGGCGGTACAGGTTATACGTTCTTAATTGGCTAAAGATCGTTATCGTGAATGTACAATTGAATTAATGCATAATGCAAAATTTTCATTAAATCTTTTCGAGCATCTTCTGCTGTACCTTTTTTTCCATAGCGATTAGAATACTTGTCAACATTGCCCATGCAAAAACCAGTTCCGTGTCCTCTATCAATAATTACTTCAGTTGATTGAAATTTATTGGTACTATAATGTCCATCATATGTTTTGTCAATGTATGCTTGGAATTCATCAATGTATTTTTTTTCGTCAAATTTATAATCAATGCTCATAGTAAATCCTTTTCTATTATAATACATGATACAAGTTGTAAAGTCAATAATAAAATGCGCACATAACGGCTAAAACCCCCTATTTTCTACCATAAGTAGATAAATATTATTGATAGACATAATCCATAGGAGAAATAAAAAATGGCATTAACATCACCAGGCGTAGAGGTCAGCGTAATTGACGAGAGTTTTTACACTCCGGCTGAACCAGGTACAACACCTATTATTTTTGTTGCAACAGCAGAAAATAAACTAAATGGTGCAGGCACAGGAATAGCACCAGGAACAACCGCAGCAAATGCGGGTAAAGTATATCTAATGACATCACAACGTGACTTAGTAGAAACATTTGGTGATCCATTATTTTATACAGATACAAATAATAATCCAATACATGGCGGAGAACAGAACGAATATGGCTTACAAGCCGCATATTCATATCTAGGTGTAAGTAACAGAGCATGGGTAGTTAGAGCTGATATTGATTTATCAGCATTGAATGCAAGTTCAACTGCAACAGCAGCAGATCCTGAAAATGGTACATACTGGTTAGATACACAAACTACATCATGGGGTGTATTTGAATGGAACGGAAGTGCGCTATCAACTTCTAATACATCAGGACAAACATTTACTAACAAGGCTCCTATTGTTATTACTGATTCAACAAAAGTTGCAGGTTCAAGTCCTTACACACCAAATGGTAGTGTAGGTCAGCCAGGTGAATATGCTATCGTTGCAATTTCAACAATACCACGTTTATGGTATAAAAACTCAAGTGGTACTTGGGTGCAAGTAGGAAGTGCAAACTGGAAGGCATCATGGCCTTCAGTAAGTAGTTCAGGTTCGACTGCACCAGGCGCAGGCGAAGACTTTACTCTAAATGGTACAACTATCACAACATCTGGTACAACATTCACAACACTTGCTAGTGATATTTCAGGTGCAGGCGTTACCGGTGTAACAGCAGCAGTAGTAGATGGTGTATTAGAAATATACAATGACGGAACTGGAACTGATAGTATTATCCTTGTTGACGGTACAGGAACACCGTTAGCAGATGCAGGTATTTCAGCAGGCACATATTATGCTCCTAAGTTACAAGCATCAAAACATACTAGTGTTCCAGAATACAAAACATCAGATTCAAATCCTCGTCCAACTGGAAGTATTTGGGTTAAAACAACAGAACCAAACTCAGGCGCACGTTGGAGAACCAAAGTATGGAACGGCGATACAGCAACATGGGATGCAGTTGATGCACCAATTTTTGATAATGGCGCAAGTGCAATTTATGAATTAGACAAAGCAGGTGGTGGTGCTAACTTACTTCCAGCAAATCTTTATGTAAAAACAAACGTAACTGAAGCAGCAACTAATCTTGCTAATTTTACAATTTACAAAAGAGCAGCAGCAGGCCGCACAAAAATTGTAGGTACAGCAGTAAGTTCTGTTGCAGTAGCAACATATAGTGTAACAATCCAAGAAACTATTAAAAATTCAACTGCTTATGCATCAGCACGTACGGTATCAATCACAACTACAGGTGCATCAACAGATGCGGAAGTAGTTGCAACACAAATTAACGCAGCAGGTTTTGCTAACATTGTTGCAAGTGTTGATAGCACAAACAGAGTTGTAATTGAACATACCTTAGGTGGAGAAATTCGTATTACTGATACAGATGGACTACTACCATTAATTGGTTTTACAAAATACAACTACTCAACTAAAGCTGGAACAGCAAACTTATATGCTTGGCCAGGTGGAAGTTCTAACCAATATGAAGCAAGTTTGTGGACTGAATTAACATACACAGCAAGCAATGATGCACCAACTGCTCTTGCAGCACAAGGAGCATTATGGTATAGTAGTGTTGTTGATGAAGTAGATATGCTTGTACACGATGGCAATAAGTGGGTTGGGCTATTACATAGCGATTCTCCATACTATGCAGGTGGTGTAGCAGCTGATCAACCAGATCCAAAAGGTCCAATTGTAAGTGCAACTGAGCCAGATGAGCAATCAGACGGTACAGCACTTAAAACAGGCGATATTTGGATTAGCACAGCAGATTTAGATAATTATCCAACAATTTATCGTTACAATGGTAACTTAGCATCTTGGATTTTACTAGACGCTACAGATCAAACAACTGAAAACGGTGTACTATTTGCAGATGCACGTTGGAGTATTAACGGCGGTTCATCGTCAGCACATGAAGCAGGAACTATTGCCGATCTGTTAACAAGTTCTTTTGTTGATCCAGATGCTCCAGATCCAGCACTATATCCAAAAGGTATGTTGTTATGGAACCTACGTAGAAGTGGCTTTAACGTAAAACGTTTTGAGCGCAACTATATTGATTTAACAGCTGACAACACACGCTTTGGCGACGAAGATATGTCAACATATTATCCACATCGTTGGGTAACAGAATCAGCTAACGAATCAGACGGTAAAGGTAGTTTTGGACGTAAGGCACAGCGTAAAGTTGTTGTACAAAAATTACAATCATTACTAAATGAAAATCAAGACATACGTGATGACGAATCAAGAACATTTAACTTGATTGCAACACCAGGTTATCCTGAACTAATTGGTGAAATGATCACACTTAACTATGACAGAGGCTTAACAGCATTTGTTGTTGGTGATTCGCCGATGCGTTTAACAAGCGATGCAACTTCATTAAACGAATGGGCAACAAACGTTAACACAGCAGTTGAAGACAACGATAATGGATTAGTAAGTAGAGATGAATATCTAGGCGTTTACTATCCAAGTGGTTTTACAAGTGACAACGCAGGTAACAATGTAGTTGTTCCGGCTTCACATATGGTGCTAAGAACTATTGCACTTAATGACCAAGTTGCTTATCCATGGTTTGCACCAGCAGGTACAAGACGTGGTGGCGTAACAAACGCAACTTCAACAGGTTACATTAACAGCGAAGGCGAATTTGTTGCAGCAGCACTTAACGAAGGCACAAGAGATACATTGTATCAAAACAATGTAAACCCAATTACATTCTTGAGCGGAGCAGGCTTAGTTGTGTTTGGACAGAAAACTCGTGCAAGAAATGCAAGTGCATTAGACAGAGTTAACGTAGCTAGACTTGTAATTTACTTACGTAGTCAACTTAACACACTAGCTAAACCATACTTGTTTGAACCTAATGATAAAATCACACGTGATGAAATCAAACAACAAGTTGAAAGTTTATTAGTAGAATTAGTAGGACTTAGAGCACTATATGACTTCCTAGTTGTATGTGACGAAACAAATAACACTCCTGCTAGAATTGATAGAAATGAGCTTTATGTAGATATTGCTATTGAACCAGTTAAAGCAGTTGAATTTATTTACATTCCGCTACGTATCAAGAACACAGGAGAGATCGCAGGTCTATAAAAATTGGGGTCAAGGAAACTTGGCCCTAATTTGATAAATACTTGTGTATTAAGGAGAACAATAGATGGCAATCTCAACACTATTAAATTTAACGGTACCATTAGCTAATGATACAACATCAAGCTCACAAGGCTTGTTGATGCCTAAGCTACAATATCGTTTCCGTGTTACATTAGAAAACTTTGGTATTTCAGGTGACACTCAAGAACTTACAAAACAAGTTATTGATGCTACTCGTCCTACTTTGAGTTTTGATCCAATTGTACTTGAAGTGTACAACTCAAAAATTCATATGGCGGGTAAACACACATGGAACACCGTGTCATTAAACTTACGTGATGATGTAAGTGGTAATGTGCAAAAACTAGTTGGTGAACAACTACAGAAACAATTTGACTTTTTTGAACAAGCAAGCGCAGCTACTGGCCAAGATTACAAATTCTTACAAAGAATTGAAGTCCTTGATGGTGGTAACGGTACAAACACTCCAGCAGTGCTTGAAACTTGGGAACTATATGGATGTTTCCTAACACAAGTTGATTACGGCAGCATGTCATATGGTGAATCAAACCCAATGACGGTTGCACTAACAATTCAATACGATAATGCAGTGCAACTTGATCAAGGTGTTGGTACACCAAATGGGTTCCAAGATAGAACCATTGATAGCGGCACTGGTGCAACAGGCGCAGCAGCTCTTTAATAATTAAATGAGATTGTCTTAAATAAGGAGTCTTTACGGCTCCTTATTTTTTTGGATAAATACTATATGGCAAGTAAACTTTATGATAATTTTAGTGGCAGAGGAAATCCTAAAGGTATTTTAGGAGACTTTCAACATGCTGCCGAGCTTTATAGAAAAAATAACTTTAGACTAAGTCCTAAAGTTAAATTTTTATATCACGTTGTATTGAATATAAATCCAATTGCACTTGCATCGTTAGGATCGAGTATACAAAGTGCTTTAAGTACAAGAGAGATAAATCTACTTGCACAAACCGTTGACTTGCCAACATATACAACTCAAATGGAAACAAAGAATCAATACAACAGAAAAAAACTTGTGCAAACAAAACTTAATTATGATCCTGTGTCTTTAATTTTCCATGATGATAATGCAGGATTAACTACACTACTCTGGGAAGCATATTACAGATATTATTTTCAAGATGGCAACTATTCTACTAGAACATCAACAGGTAGACCAAATTCCTATCGTGTTGGACTATATGATCCTGAACCATTAAACTTGTATAGGCACGGTCTTGATAGATATAATTTTACAGAAGCACCGTTTTTTGATAGCATAGTTATACATCAACTACATCCGCAAAATGAAATATCAAAATTTACAAGTTATACACTTGTTAATCCATTAATTGAAAGTCATAGACATGATACTTTAGATCAAACATCCGGAAGTGGATTAATGAAAAACACAATGTCTATTCAATATGAAACCGTGCTGTATAATAGAGGTACTACTACACAAGATAATCCTGCAGGATTTGGAGATGATGCACATTATGATACAACACCAAGTCCATATGCTTATAGCTCGGCTAACGAAAGCGATATAACACCTTTTGAAAATAACAGCATAAGTTTAGAGGGTTGGGCAGGAATATTTTTTGATGCTGTGTTAAAAACAATTACACAATCTGATTTACAAAATCAACGTAGTGTAATTGACAAGCAAGCAATTACACCTCCTATAACAACTAATCAACCATTGAGTTTGTTTAATAATGTTATTGTTCCTAGACCAGATACAATAACAGGCACAACTCAAACATCTGCAACAAATACAAACTGGGCATCAGTACTTAATGGCATAGCAAAAGACAAAAACACTTTAACTAATCAGCAAAAATTAAATGATTTTAGTAGAGTAGCATTTGGACTAGCAGACAACGATAGCGGTAGAAGTATATTTGAAAGTAAACTTGCATATGATAATCTTTCAGACGCTGCTACTTTACAAGTTCAAACAGCAGTTACTTTAAACGCAAACGAAATTGCAAACGGTAATGTACAAGGACTTAGAAACGATTTACAAAAACTAGGAATATTATAATATGAGTTCAGTAACAGATGCAAGTATTAATCCATCAACAGATAGTGCAAGTGAAGTAAAACAATTCTTTGATCAGTATTTTTCTAATCCAATACAATATTCTAGTAATGAAGTTGATAGTGTTGTAGGATTTTTTACAAAACGTGGTTTTGATCAACAAGCCAGTATCAGTGTAGCAACTACATTATTACAACAAGCAAAAGTAGAAAAGAAACCAGTCTTTCAATTATTAGATACACTGAAAGGTTTAGATAGTATACAATTAAGTAAATTAATTGCAGCGATACTTAATAGTAATCGTAGTTATACAAGTGCTTTAGGATATGTTAATAATGAAAATGTTGAAACAACCGAAAGTAGGAACATTATTGTTTAATGGCACGTTTTGCACAAGGAAAGTATACTTTAAAAAATCCTTCTAAGTACATTGGTGGTAGAACACCAACTTATAGAAGTAGTTGGGAATTTGCTTTCATGCGTATGTGTGATACTAATGAAAGTATTACAAAATGGGCCAGTGAAGCAATAAAGATTCCATACAGAAATCCTTTAAGTGGAAAATTTACAATCTACGTTCCAGATTTTTTTGTTGTTTACACTGATAGAAATGGCAAGCAACATGTAGAACTTATAGAAGTAAAACCTAGTAATCACACTCTTAAAGAAAAAACTGGCCGCAGTAGAACTAACCAATTACATTTTGCAGTTAATCAAGCCAAATGGACTGCTGCTAGAGCATATTGTAAACAAAAAGGTATGACGTTTAGAATAGTTACTGAAAATGAAATGTTTCACCAAGGTAAAAGAAGATGAAAATAGCATTTGTTCATATTCCTAAAACAGGAGGTGCAAGTGTTTATCGTTGGTGGTATAAAAATTTAAGTGAGTCTAATTTTCAATTTGTAAAAAACGGACACAACTTTTTAGGAAACATAAAAGAAAACTACGATAAAAGTTTTACAATAACAAGAAATACTTGGAATAGATTAATAAGTTTGTATGTATTTCAAGAAGAAAAATGTTATCAAAAAATGATGAAAAATTATAAAGTAGATTTTTATACAGATATTTTAAATGCATGGAATAAAGGAATAGAATATTATATTGAATATAGTCTAGACAATAACTTTAATGGAACACATTGTCAAATAGAATATACACAAGGTGTAGAACATATATTTTCAACTGAAAACTTGAAACAAGATTTTTCTATTATACAACAATGGGCCGATTGTTATATTCCTTTAGAAAAAAATGTGCATGTTGGAAAATATAATAAAAAAGAATTTATGACAAAAAAATTTATAGACTTTGTGGGTAATAAATTTCAAAAAGAAATAGAATACTTTTCCTACGCTCCTATACTAGATAAATAATAGTAGCATATAATGGATAACTACTATGACAAAAAAATTAGAAGAATTGTTAAATTTACCTGATAACCAAGACATTGTTGATGAACAACAAATAAAAGCAGAAGCAGCAGTTATTTCACATGAAGATACATTCCGTGATATTGCAGAGTTTGACAAAATAGCAAGTGCATTGCCTGCTGTAAAAGGTTTAGGTGATTTGGCAGACAAAGAACTAAATGAAGTTGCTGACAAAGCAATGACTGCATATGACGACCTAATGGACTTGGGTATGAATGTTGAAAGTCGTTATAGTGGCAGAGTTTTTGAAGTTGCAGGTACTATGTTAAAAACCAGTCTTGATGCAAAAGTTGCAAAACTAGATAAAAAACTTAAAATGGTAGAACTACAACTTAAAAAAGAAAAAATGGA